AGAGGGTTTAGGTTCAAAGATAATTATGGATGCAATCAGAGAGCACAAACCACCTTTATATAAGCATGTTGCTGTTGATCCGTACAATAATTTAAGTTATCAGCACTGTGATGATGAAAAAGAGACTAGTGCTGATTATACAGAGGACATGAAACAAAGAATTGTTTCTTATTTGTATCAACACTATCAAGAGTTTGATTTTTATCATATGACAGATGAATATTATTTTGAGACTATGGGCAATGGTCATCAATTTTCTGTAGATGGAAACTGTATGTTATTTGGATTATACAAAGTAGTTCATCTTGATGGGCCACATACAACACACGCTGTTTTGGATGAGTTGAAATTTTTTATCCCACGTATAGACGAAGAGGGTTTAATAATTATTGATGATTATAGACGCCTCAAGATGGGTATTGTGAATATGCTCCTAAAGACTTATAATTTTAATGTTGCTGAAGAAGGCGACAATAAAATTATTTATAAAAAGGAGTAGATATGTTTCAAGCCATATTAGGTCCTGTCGCCAAGTTAGCTTCAACTTGGATTGAGGGACGTCAAAAAAAAGCTGAACTTAAATCAAAAGTTGAGTTAACTAAACTAGAAGCAACAAGAACAAGAATTGAGAAGGAAGGGACTTGGGACGAAAAACAAGCAGATGCCGCAGCGGATTCCTGGAAAGATGAGGCATGGACCCTAACCTTTATTTTTTTAATTTTTGCTTCTTTCGTTCCTGCATTACAACCCTATATGAAAGAAGGGTTTATCTTTCTTAAAAATGATTGTCCTGAATGGTTAAGCTGGGGTATTTTAGCCAGCATAGCTGGATCGTTCGGGTTGAAGAGTATTGCCAAGTTCAAAAAATAGATTAAAATGTATTTAGTGGACTGCGGTCACGAGGACAACCAGCACTTTAATTTTAGGAGATAATTATGTGGTCTAAACCTGTAATTACAGAAATTTCTGTTGGTCTTGAGATTAACAGTTATGCCTGTGCTGAAAAATAAAGTGATGGGGACCTAGTCCCCTCACTATTTAGGAGAGTAATATGTTATTAACTAAAAAATTAATTAAATTTAACAATCTTATTGTAAAAATACCTTCTGCTACAAAAAGGGTTTGGGACTTATCTGAAAACAGATGGGGTTACAAACTTGTCAGAGATATTTAAGATAAAAGATTGTAGTGGTGAAAAGTTTCCAAAAAAAAGACGTATATTAGAATATAGGTCACCAGTAGTATGTTATGGTAAAAAGATTCCACAAAGTCGAAATAGTAATTGCAAAAAAGACAAAGAGAAGGTATAACAAAAAAGGACTAACACATAGAAAAAAACTTGGACCTAAGTCTCATTTAAGACATGCTTGATATAGATACCTTACAATCAATTCGCCACTACATAAAAAAAGAAATTCAAAAAACAAAAGACCATATTTGTTATGGTATAGACAAACTTGATCAACTACACTATGCTAAAGGCAAGCTCAACGGATTAGAATCGTTGCTTCAGGATCTTAAAGACCTGCAAAATAAGGAGAATAGTATAGATGACATTGATCAAACCTAATACTAAATTAGTCACACCTAAAAAAGATGTTGACGAACCCTTGGTTCCGAAGGGTGCTAAAGAAACGGAAGAATATCTTAAATTATTACCAAAACCAGTAGGATATAGACTTTTGATAAGACCTTATCAACCTAAAGCTAAAACAAAAGGTGGTCTTTATCTAACTGAAAAAACTCTTGAAACTCAACAAATGACAACAGTCGTTGGACTTGTCGTCAAAATGGGTGATCTTTGTTACAAAGATAAGGAGAAGTTTCCGACTGGACCTTGGTGTCAAGAGGGGCAGTTTATTGTTTATGGACGATATGCTGGTGCTCGATTTAAGACAAAATATGGTGAGCATCGTATTTTAAATGATGATGAAATCATAGGAACTATTAACAAACCCGAGGATATCCTCGCATTATTCTAAGGAGTAATTTATTATGAATGAAGAAAATAAAGTAGAACTAGATACAGATGATGTTCAAGAAGAAAGCATTGATGTAGCTCAAGAACCTAAAGAAGAGAAGGTCGAACGACCTGAAGTTGATTTAGGTTACACTGATCCTATAAAAAAAGAAACGAAAAGCGAAGTAATTGAAAAAGAAGAAGAGCCAAAAGAGGAAAAGAAAGAAGATAATCTTCAAGATTTATCAGAGAATGTTCAAAAGAGAATTGATAAACTTACACGTAAATATAGAGAAGCTGAAAGAAGAGAAAAAGCTGCTCTTGATTATGCAAAAGGTTTACAAAAAAAATATGATACGGCAGATAAAAAATTATCTAATGTTGACTCAAATTATTTTAAAGAATTTGAAGCTCGTGTAGATGCACAAAGAGAACAAGTAAAAGGATTTCTTAAAACGGCTATAGAAAACAATGATACAGATAAAATTATGGAAGCCAATGATAAGCTTACACAATTAGCTGTTGAAAAAGAAAAAGCACGCATACATGCAGAACAAAAAAAAGAAAAAGAAGAACAAGCAAAACAAGAAGAAATCGAAAAGAAACAAGAGCAACCTCAACAAATGCAACAACCGCAACAAGCTCCACAACCAGCTAGTCCTCGTGCGCAAGAATGGGCAAAAGAGAATGAGTGGTTTGGTACTGATAAAGTCATGACTAATGCAGCTTTTGGTGTGCATCAAGATTTAGTCGAGCAAGGGTTTGACTCAGAGTCTGACGAATATTACAATGAAATTAACAAAACTATGAGGGAATATTTCCCGAATAAGTTTGCTAGTGAGAAAAAACCCGTTCAAACTGTTGCCTCTGCGGGGCGTAAACAGGAAGGACGCAGAACTGTGAAACTCACTCGTTCACAGGTGGCTATTGCCAAAAAATTAGGAGTGCCACTAGAAGAATACGCAAAACACGTGAAAGGGTAAAAATATGAATGATATTAAAAGAACCACACGCAGTTCAAGTGAAAAACACGAAGTAAGAAGTAAACCTTGGACTCCTCCATCAAGTTTGGACGCACCTCCTGCACCTAAAGGATTTGTGCACAGATGGATAAGAACTGAACTCATGGGTCAAGAAGATACAGGTAATGTATCTAAAAAGCTTAGAGAGGGATGGGAATTTGTGAGAGCCGAAGAAATTAAAAACACACTCGGTGATCATGATTATCCAGTGATACAAAAAGGGCAATATCAGGGGTTGATCGGGGTTGGTGGCCTTGTGTTGGCAAGGATACCTGAAGAAACAGTCGAGCAACGCAAGCAGTATTTTCAAAATAAAACTGCTGATCAAGTAAAAGCTGTTGACCAAGACATTCTAAGGGAACAACGACCAGAGATGCCTGTTAATATTAACAGACAATCTCGTGTAACTTTTGGTGGTGGTCGTAAGTCAGAATAATTTTTTGATAAAAGCCATCGCTGTAATATTAATGCTTATTTAAGGAGAATCTAAATGGCAAATGTAAGTGAAAAGTTTGGTCTAAGACCTTATAAATCTCTTAACGGTGCTCCATGGAATGGTGCTCAGAATAGGTATACTATTGCAGCCAACTACGGAACAGCAATCTTCCAAGGTGACTTGGTTGTACCAACTGCGGCTGGTAACATTGAACGTTATGATGTTACTGCGAGTTCAGGAGCTGTCAAACCTATTGGTGTGTTTAATGGTGTATTTTACACTGACCCAACAACGAGCAAACCAACATTTAGTAACCATTATCCTGGTAGTATAAACGCTAGTGATATTGTTGCTAATGTGATTGATGACCCTAATACGTTATTTTTAATTGATTCAGATGATGCTTTTACAAGAGCTGGTTTGTTTACTGGTTATAAAACTACTAACGTAACAGGGAACACAGTAACTGGTATATCTAAAGTACAACTTGATACAAGTACAGCAGACTCAACGAATGCTATACCTCTTCAAGCTGTAGATATATGCCAAGATGTTAACAATGAGGACACAACGGCTGCTAATGCAAACATTGTTGTCCGTATTCAAAACCACTTTCTGAATCCACCAGCTGCTGCTGGGGATACAGGGGTATAAGGGAGATATTATATGGCTATTTCAAGATCACAACTGGTCAAAGAGCTAGAGCCTGGTTTAAATGCTCTCTTTGGCTTAGAATATAATCGTTACGAAAACGAACATGCAGAAATTTT